GTGGAAAAGAAGGCCGCCGGGGCCCCGTTGATCTATGAACTGCGCAACATGGGCATCCCCGTGGCTGAGTACACGCCCAGCCGGGGCAACGACAAGATCGTGCGGATGAACGCCGTGGCTGATCTGTTCTTTTCGGGCAAAGTCTGGGCACCCGACACGCGCTGGGCCCGGGAGGTAATTGAGGAGATGGCGGCGTTCCCAGTAGGCGAGCACGACGACTTCGTGGACACTACGACCCAAGCCCTGTTGCGCTTTCGCCAGGGCGGCTTCATCAGCCTGGACTCTGATGAGCAGGATGGAAAATACTTTGCGCCACGCAAGGCGGCGTACTACTAAGGATTCAAGATGGCAACCAACATCGACAAAGCGCTGTATGGCGCTCCCGTGGGGCTGGAGGAGATGGCGCAGGCCGAGCCTGAGTTGGAGATTGAGATCGTTGACCCTGAAGAGGTCAACATTGGCATCGACGGGCTGGAGATCAGCCTTACAAAAGAAGAGCCCGAGCAGGGCGACTTCAATGCCAACTTAGCCGATGAACTGCCGTCGTCTTTCGTTGAGGGGCTTGGCTCAGACATTTCTGCAGACATCACGCAAGACGTGGGTTCTCGCAAGGAGTGGGAAAAAGCGTACGTCGAAGGGCTAAAGCTTTTAGGCTTGAACATTGAGGAACGCACTGAGCCGTGGAACGGCGCGTGTGGCGTTTTCCACCCGATGATCACCGAGGCTGTGGTCAAGTTCCAGGCCGAGATGATCACCGAGACTTTCCCCGCAGCAGGGCCGGTCAAGACCAAGATTATTGGTAAAGACACACCCGATGTGCAGGAAGCAGCCGTGCGCGTTGAGAACGACATGAACTACGAACTCACGGAAGTGATGAAGGAGTTCCGTCTGGAGCATGAGCGCATGCTGTGGAGCTTGCCTGCCACCGGCAGCGCGTTCAAGAAGGTGTACTACGACCCGAACTTGGGTCGTCAGGTCTCGATGTTTGTCCCGGCTGAGGACATCATCCTGCCGTACGGAACGACAGACCTGGACACTTGCTACCGCCTCACGCACGTGATGCGCAAGACCAAGAACGAGATTCTTAAGCTGCAGGCAGCAGGCTTCTACCGCGATATTGAGTTGGGTGACCCCGACAAGAACAAGACGGACATTCAGCAGGCCAAAGATAAGGAAACGGGCTTTCGCGACCTTAATGACGACCGCTTCACCTTGTATGAAGTACACGTTGATCTGAACATCAAGCAAGACAAGTACGGCGAAGGCGAAGACTCTGAGATTGCGTTGCCGTATGTGGTGACCATGATCCGAGGCACAAACGATGTGCTGTCAATCCGCCGCAACTGGCAAGAAGATGACTACCTCAAACTCAAGCGCCAACACTTCGTGCACTACCAGTACGTCCCCGGCTTTGGGGCGTACGGCTTTGGTCTGTTCCATCTTATCGGTGGCTTTGCGAAGAGTGCTACTTCTCTCATCCGTCAGCTTGTTGATGCTGGCACTCTTAGCAACCTCCCTGGCGGACTGAAGTCACGAGGCTTGCGCATCAAGGGGGACGACACCCCCATCGCCCCGGGTGAGTTCCGCGATGTGGACGTCGCTAGTGGGAACATCCGCGACAGCATCCTGCCACTGCCGTACAAGGAGCCCAGCCAAGTTCTGTACCAACTCCTTGGCAATATTGTTGAGGAAGGTCGTCGCTTTGCCGCCACCGCTGACATGAAGATCAGCGACATGTCGGCCCAAGCGCCCGTGGGCACGACGCTGGCCCTGCTGGAGCGCCAGCTTAAAGTTTTGACGGCAGTCCAGGCGCGCACGCACGACTCGCTCAAGCAGGAACTCAAGCTGCTCAAGAACCTGATCCGCGACTACACCGACCCGGACTACACATACGACCCTGAGTACGGTAACAAGCGGGCTAAGCAGGGCGACTACGACTTGGTCGATGTCATTCCTGTCAGCGACCCCAACGCAGCCACGCTGTCACAGCGTGTTGTGCAGTTCCAGGCCGCCATTCAGATGGCTCAGATGGCCCCGCAGATATATAACCTGCCGGAGTTGCACCGGGGGATGCTGGAGGTCTTGGGCATCAAGAACGCCGAGAAGATCGTCCCGCTGCCCGAGGACGAGAAGCCGATTGACCCCGTCTCAGAAAATCAAAATGTTCTGAAGAACAAGCAACTCAAAGCTTTCTTGCATCAGGATCACGACGCCCACATCGCTGTGCACAACATGATCATGCAAGACCCATTGATTGCGGCTCAAGTTGGTCAGAACCCGATGGCTCAGCAGATCGTGGCCGCGTTGCAGGCTCACATTGCAGAGCATGTTGGCTTCAAGATGCGCAAGATGATTGAAGCGCAACTTGGTATGGTGCTGCCCCCCGAGGACGAGAAACTTCCGCCGCAGGTGGAGATTGCGCTGTCTTCCATGATGGCGCAGGCGGCCAATCAGGTTGTGCAGCAGAACATGCAGCAAGCCGCAATGATGCAGGCTCAGCAGCAACAGCAAGACCCGGTGATCCAGATGCAGCAGCAAGAGTTGATGCTGCGTCAGAAGGAGCTTGAACTCAAGGCGCAGAAACTGGCCATCGATGCTACGGCAATGACGGACAAGCAAGCCCTTGAAGAAGAAAAAGTCAAGGCTGACATCCAACTTCGTGCCATGAAGACTGCTTCTGACATCGAGAAGGACAAGGCCATGATGACGGCCCAGAACGAGAAGGACGGCGTCCGCATCGGTCTGGAACTTGCCAAAGCCCGAGCAGAAGAAGCTCGTCCAAAACGGGAGCGCCCCGCTAAATGATTCAGGACTTCGCACGCGTATTGCGCGAACAAATACGCACCGACATGAACAACTACGCCGATGACATCGCGGGTGGAGTGTGTCGCAACTTTGAGGAGTATCAGAAGCTCGTTGGGGTGATCCAAGGTCTGGCCCTGGCCGAGCGTTATCTACTTGACCTTGCGAAGAAAGTTGAAGATGCAGACGAGTGAAGCGGGAATCATCCTCCCACCGGGCATTACTTTGCCCAAAGCCATCCAGCCCATCGATGAGCCGGATGAAAACATTCCTGCAGAGGACCGCGCCACCGCGCTTCCTGAGCCTGCAGGCCATAAGCTGTTGTGCATCGTGCCTGATGTTTCAGACACGTTTGAGAACTCCAGCCTGATCAAGGCCGACAGCTACATGCGTCAAGAAGAACACGCCACCACGGTGTTGTTCGTACTCAAACAAGGCCCCTCGGCCTACAAAGACCCCGAGCGTTTCCCAACAGGCGCTTGGTGTAAGCCTGGAGATTTTGTGCTAGTGAGGACTTACTCCGGTACTAGATTCAAGATCTTTGGTAAGGAGTTCCGTCTCATCAACGATGACCAAGTTGATGCTGTTGTGCAAGACCCTCGCGGACTCACCCGCGCTTGAAGGAGTGAAAGATGGCTATTGATAAAGAAGAGTACAAGTTTCCTGACGAGCAGGAAGCGTCAAATCAATCAGCGGCTGCTGCCGATGAGGTTGAGATTGAAGTTATTGACGATACACCTGAGCGGGATCGTGGTCGCAAACCCTTGGAAAAAGAGGTTGCTGACCCGACCGATGAAGAGATTGACTCTTACTCTGCAGGCGTGCAGGCGCGGATCAAGGAATTGACCCATGCCCGTCACGACGAGCGCCGTCAGAAAGAAGCCGTAGCCCGGGAAAAAGCCGAGCTTGAGCGTCTTGCACAGCAGCTTATCGATGAAAACAACCGGCTCAAGAAGAGCTATAACGAAGGCCAAGAAGTTCTGATTACCAGCGCCCGTAAGGAAGCTGAAACGGAACTGGATGCTGCCCGTCGGCAACTCAAAGACGCCCAAGAGGCTTTTGATACCGACGCCATCATTGCCGCGCAAGAGGCGCTGGCTGAGGCCAAGTGGAAGGTTGAGGAAGCAAAAAGATTTCGTCCGCAGTCTTTACAGCCTACGGAAAATCCTGTACAAACTCAGCAACAACCGCAAACCCAGGTTCAACCCGACGAAAAATCCCTGCGCTGGCAGGCACAAAACCAGTGGTTCGGGCAGCCGGGGTTTGAGGAATACACCAGCTACGCACTAGGGCTGCATCAAAAGCTAGTCACCGGGGGTGTTGATCCCCGCTCTGATGATTATTTCGACCAGATTAACGGTCGCATGAAGTCAAAGTTCCCCGAACTGTTCGGTGGTAACGAAGACAAGCCGAGAACGGGTGAGGTTCAAAAGAAACCCACAACGGTCGTGGCTCCCGCCACTCGCACAACGGGTGTCGGAAAGATCCGTCTAACTCAAACGCAAGTTGCGTTGGCGAAGAAACTGGGCCTGACCCCGCAGCAGTACGCTGCACAAGTGGCAAAACTGGAGAACCAAAATGGCTGAAACACAAAACCGTACCCCTCGTGATCTAGCATCACGCGAAAAATCTGCTCGTATGGTGTACACACCTTCGAGTTCACTGCCTGATCCGACACCTGAGCCGGGTTATGTGTATCGCTGGATTGCGACGCACGTCCTGGGTCAGTCCGACCCCACCAACGTGTCTAAGAAGATGCGTGAGGGTTGGGAGCCGGTGAAGGCGGTTGACCATCCTGAACTCATGTTGCCGGGTAACGAGAAGACTGGGAACGTGGAGATTGGTGGGCTCATGCTTTGCAAGATGCCCGCAGAACTTGCACAGTCTCGCGACGCTTATTACGCTCGTCAAGCACAGGCTCAGATGGACTCAGTGGACAACCACTTCATGCGAAACAACGATCCACGGATGCCGTTGTTCTCTGACCGCAAGTCGAGCACAACGCGCGGGGGTGGGTTTGGTTCTGGTTCAAAGTAACTTAGGAGTCCTTAAATGGCATCTACTGCTGCTCCCTACGGCCTACGGGCTGTAAACCGAGTTGACGGTCTGCCCTATGCGGGTGAGACGCGTCAGTTTTTGATTGATCCGGCTGGCTACAACACCAACCTGTTCTACGGTCAAGTGGTGAAAATCCACACCGACGGTTATATCCGTCTGGTGACTGAGACTGGTGGCACTGGTGACGCTTTCCCCGCTGGCACCATCGGTGTCTTCGTGGGCTGCTCGTACGTCAACGCCCAAGGTCAGACTGTGTTCTCACAGTACTACCCCGCCAACTCCCTGAACGCTGTTGCGTACGTCATTGATGACGACCGCGCTGTGTTCCAGGCACAAGCCGCTGGCTCGGTTGGTCAGACCTCTTTGGGTCAAAACATGTTCTTCTCCGCAGCCCAAAGCGGCACGGCTGGCACGGGTGGTTCTACCACTTCGGGCAACTCGCTGTCTGCTCTGAGCGCTACCACGCAAGCTGGTACTGCTGGTTTCCGTCTGGTTGGTTTCGTTAACGGCCCGTTCTCGACCGTTGGCGACAACTACACCGACGTGCTGGTGAAGTTCAATATCGGCCAGCATTCGTACACGAATGCCACTGGCGTCGCCTGATAAGGAGTAACTCAAAATGGCAATTTCTCGTGCCCAACTACTGAAGGAACTCCTGCCGGGTCTGAACGCACTGTTCGGCATGGAGTACGCTCGCTACGGCGAAGAGCACAAGGAAATCTACGAGACTGAAAAGTCCGAGCGTTCCTTTGAAGAAGAAACCAAGCTGGCTGGCTTCAATGCCGCTCCGGTGAAGAACGAAGGTCAGGCCATCGCGTATGACAATGCGCAGGAAGCCTTCACCGCTCGTTACAACCACGAGACCATCGCCCTTGGCTTCTCGATCACCGAGGAAGCTGTGGAAGACAACCTGTATGACAGTCTGTCTGCCCGCTACACCAAGGCTCTGGCCCGTGCCATGTCCTACACCAAGCAGGTGAAGGCCGCTGCCGTTCTGAACAACGGCTTCAACGGCGCTTATCCTGGCGGTGATGGCGTGTCCTTGTTCGGTGTTAACTCGTCCGCTACGCGTGTGGGTCACCCCCTGGTTTCCGGTGGTGTGAACTACAACAGCCCGAGCGTGGCCGTTGACCTGAACGAGACCTCGCTGGAAAACGCTGTGATTCAAATCGCAGCGTGGACGGACGAGCGTGGCCTGCTGATCGCTGCAAAGCCGATCAAGCTGGTGATCCCCCCGAGCCTCATGTTCACGGCCAAGCGTCTGCTTGACACCGAACTGCGTGTGGCAACTGCTGATAACGACATCAACGCT